TGCGTCGCTAGCTGTCTGTGACATGACAATAAGGAATTGCTGGCCATCAGGCAACGTGATATACAAGCGCAAGTGCTTTCTGTGTGTCTCCCATCTCCAAGCGATGCGAGAGTCAAGGCCATTGAGCAACCGCTCAATGACATTGACAGTCTCCCGAGCTTTACGCCCCAGGCTCATGACCACACGTCCTTGACATCAACACCAGCTGGTAGCTCCACCAGTGCAGTGTCGCCTATCAGCGTGTAGCCAATGCCATGATCTTTGTTTAGGTTGAACAGGTAGCTCAGCACGCTCGAGCGACTCGCTTCAAACTCTGCCATGGCTTCACGTATAGAGCGCGCTTCACCACCATCAAGGAACCACTCAAGCACTTTGCCACGCTTGCCTTTCTGCTTGACTTGCTTGAGCAGTGTGTCAGCCACTGGTTTGCCACCACGTTCTTTGTCGGCGTCTTCCTCACTAGCAGTAGGCATTGCGGTTGGTATTGCCGCACCTAGTTCCTTGAGTACACGCGCCGCAAAGTTGTAATCAACCTGCGCATTAGCATTGGCAAACTTTTCCCATTGCGTGGTCACAAACGTTGCGAGCTGTGCCTTAGTGAATGGATTGGGTGCGCCCACAAAACTCTTCTGCTCGTAGCCGCCAACTGTTAGTTGAAAGCTGCGGAATGAAATAGGGCAGAAGACCATCCACCGCTTCTCACCTGGAAAAGCAAAGGCACACTGCTGACCATTAGTTGGTGCATCAGTGATATCATTCCTTGACATTCCTTTAGGCGTCGTACCGACAACCCAAAAGATTCGTCCCCAAGACATCTTGTCCGTCACTACTGGATCTTGAGGCTCAGGAACTTCAAGCGTGATAGCTGGGGCTGCTTTCGCTTTCAAGTGTTGTGTAGCTTGTTTGGTTTTAGCCATGTCTACTCTCCTTTATAGAGTTTGAATGCTTCTTTCAAAGCGGTGTGAACGTGTTGAACATCCCCAAGTAGGAATGAAACCAGGGAAACTTCTGAGGACGTGTAGTCTTCAGGCGCATCACTAAAGCGGGCAACGAGTGCACCACCTAGTGGCTTGGACCCAAGAGCGTTGGGGCAATGATACAGATCAGCGTTGTCAGCTGTGCCCAGGAATCTGCAATTGTCGCAGTCGTGTTGATGTCTAGCAGACATGTTGTCTCTCCTTATCCAGGCGCGTGCCCATCACGCAACCTGTACCCTTATTATATACTAATGAGGGGTAAATAGGTGAACTATAATCCCAGCGGGATCAGTCACTTGCGCTGGCTTTAGCAGCTGCGCGACGATCTTTGCGGATTTGGCGACTGGTTTTTACTGCTTCGCCTTCTGAACGCAGCTTGTTGCGGTACCAGTTGACACTGGCCATAGAAGTATTTGAATCCGGGAAAGCTGTCTTCACGGCTTGCAGCACTTCTTCATTTGATAGGCCGTCGTAGAGTGCTTGCTCAGCGACACGGCCAATTGTAATTTTCTCTTCAGACATTGGGTACAGGCTCCTAAACGTTACCGATTAAATTTCGACTAAGAAGGGTTGGTAACACTGCGCCCTCTTGTCCCACTTCAAAACTGATACTGAACCGGACTGGCCAGCAACAAGCGCCACAGCAGCGATCGCGACAGGATCGCCAAGCGCCAAGATGTGGTCATACTCAGAATCATACTCCGCCATGATTGTCTTAGCGCGAAGTACAATGGTGTTGATATCCCAAAAGGATGGGCCAATAGGCATGATGTCTATCAGCTCGCCGTGCTCTTCCGCCGGCGACAGATCATACTTGACGATCCATTCGCCAGTAGACTTCTCACGCGCCGCAGGGCGCTGAACTATAAATACTCGATTGCTCATAACTTTATCCTCTCTAGGATTTTGCGCAACCCGTAGCGGGAAATATCATCCGCCAGGCTGCGCTTGTCGTCTAGCATCTCCAAGAGGTACGTATCAATCGAGTCCATCACAACTAAGTCAATCAGCTGAACGTTGTCTCCGCCTATTGCCGTCGCGCGTTCATCTGCTTGCGAGCGTACAATGTTGTCAGGCGTATGAGAGTACCAGATGATCTTGGATGCCGCACTCATGTCGCGACCTTCCCCGCCTGCTTGAGGCTGTCCCAGCATCACAGTGGCGTTGTCATTCTTCTCGAACCGTTTAAGGGCGTCAACCCTTTCATTGTTTGACATCTTGCCGTGGTACTCTACTGTAGCGACCCCTTCTTTTGCCAACGCCTCGCGCAGGTTGATGATGTCTTGAGTGAAGCGACACCAAACAATGACCTGGCCATCGTGCTGCTTGATTTCATCCACGGCTGCTTCCAGGCGGGGGTTGCCACCAGTCAGGTGCGTGACTTTTCCATCGTCCCCGATGATAAAGCCAGACAGCACTTGCTGGAGCTTCATCATCTTTGCTCCACCAACTACTGGATTGTACAGGCCAACAGCTTCCGTGTCGTCAATTATTCCTTTCTGGATCGCACGGTGGAGCTTAAGTTGCTGCTTGGTTAGATTGATATACCGTGGATCCTTGATAACCTCAGGCAAGTCCTCGCAGTCTTCGCGGAGCACGACTGAGGTGTACGGTGCCATGCGTTCCTTGAGGTCTTCCAGGTTGATGTACTTGTCAAGCTTTGGGAACGTCCGGCCATTCCGCATGCGCTCCTGGCGGTACACAGCAAAGTGATCCTGGAAGTCAGCAGCACGCTCAAACCCCAGCGCCCCTTTTTCCAGGAGCTCGTACTGGCTGAAGGCGTGGAGTGGCGAGTTGTCAACGCTGGTACCAGTAAGGATCCGGTTGTATGACGCGCGACGCGCCCAGGACCTGGCGCGAGCCGTGCGCTTTGCTCCTGGCCGACGGAAGTGGTGAGACTCATCAGCGACAAATAAAAAGTTGGGGCATATCTTGCGGAACTTGGTGAAGGCTTTCAGCTGCTCGTCACGAGTCAGGGACTCCAGGTTGAACATCAGCCAGTTGCTACTGGAGAACTCGCACTCCTGGAGGAACGCCTGGAACTGTTCCTGGCAATTTGGGTTGCTGAATTCCCAGGCGAAAGCGTTGTACTCATCATCCCAATGGTGCGTGGGTAATTCCTTAATCAACCAGTTGAGGTGCACACCGTTCGGAGCAAGCAGCACAACCCCGTCAATCTTGCCTGTAGACTCCAGGTAGCAAGCATTGTCAACAATTGCCTTGGACTTACCTGTCCGCATCTGCCAAAACAGTGCGCGTGCTTTATCATCACGATGGGCATTGTACTCGGCTGCTTGATGTTTGTATTGCGGAAATCGCATCGGGTTGAGTTCCTTCTTTCCATTCTTTCCAAGTGTAAGTGAACCAGCCAATGCGTCGGTAAATTGCGACGCCTTGGTGAAAGCAGTCTACTTCAATGAGCTTTGGGTTTAGAAGCCGGTAGATTTTGATCGTCTTGTGCGCGCAACTCATGCGGATATTTTATCGCACGACCTGAATAAGCGGAATACATTTGCAAGAATACATTCTCCGCTCCGAATGGCTGCCAGCCTTTAATCTCAACACCAAGTTTCTCAAAGCCATCTTGCTCTGCTGGCCATGTCCACCTACTATTAGGAAACAGGAAAGCCTTCTCATCCAGTACAATCCTGCAGTCTAGTTGCTTGACAAACTCAGGGTGTGGATGCTCGAGTCCGAACTTGAAACAGATCAGCTCGTCAATTGCGTTCTCGTATTCCCGGATAGCTGGAAGCGCAGTTTTTACGGGTAAAACGTGGTCACCAATGTAAGCCTCCGCAGCATCGTGTAGCAGCATCTGCAAAGCTGCACTGGGGTCTTCGCCATACGCTGTGAAAGCATAGTCCGCTAAAAGGCAACAGTGTTCTGCAACCGAGTAGAATGTTTTACCATGGCCGTTGTACCGACAAATCTTAGACAGTGCCGCGGCAATGTCTTCAATGGTAATCGCTTGGATGGTAGGAGCTTCATAATCAAAAGCCCGACCCGACCGTGTTTCAATTGCTGTGCGTACTATATTAGGCATTGTTTCTATTTCCTGTATCGTAAACCGCGCCAACCTTCAGCAGCGACTGGGCAACCTGCAGCCCAGGGTAATGTTTCAGCCATGAGATCTTCAAACTCTTTGACGTCACCAGTGTCAAGATCCGCTTCGCAGATCAATTCATCGTGGACTGAAGCCAGCAGGTCATATAATTCATTGCTGTCAATGTTCAGCATCGCATCAGCCATCAGGTCACGCGCGATTGCTTGGGTAATGTTCTCAACCAGTTTACCGCCGTAAGTTCCAGTGCGTTGCCACTGCTTTGTCGTGGCGTTTATAGACCAGTAGAACAGAGCTTCCTGGCCATAAGTATTGCGCCCGATCTCAGGCTTGCGGTAATACAGTTTGCGCCCGGACGGCAACTTACAAGTCAGGAAGTCATTGTCCGTAGTCTGCCAAGTAACCTTGTTGGCAGTGTGCTTAGAGCCAGGATCCTTGACTGCTGCAATCGCTGCAGCGTTCTGTGCTTTCCACATAGCTTTGACAGCATCATACTTCTCGCGATACTTAATCACAACATCACGTACGAAGAAGAACCGGTCAGCATTCTGCCGCAGCAAGCTATCCTCAATATGCCGCACTAACTTTTTCTGGTCACTAAGTGGGATTTGGTAGCCGTACTTCAAGGCATCTTGTAGATCATCATTGCCCATTGCCTTGGCTGCTTTCTTCAATGCTGCCAGGATATCGTCGCCAGGAAGGCAATTGAAGTCAAGCTCGTCACCAGTTACTCCGACGCCTTTGTACCAGGGCTCGTAGCCAACAATAGTATCCCAGAACTTAGGTGCGCCCATCTGGTAACCCAAACCAAGGATGGCTTGCTTACCCATGCGACGCTGTTCACTAGTTACATCATCATAGCTGACGTTGTAGATAGATGCAGCCATGTCCTTGTAGATATCTTTGCCCTCGCGGAAAACACGCAGTGCTTTCTCATCGTCAGCAAGCCACACCAAAACGCGGGCCTCAATAGATGAGTAGTCAGCTACGTATAACTGCCGTCCTGGCGGTGCGCACAACCCGCCGCGCAAAGCGCCCGACAAGTTGTCCATCAATTCTTTTGGGGTGTAAGCTAACAGGCCAGTGAGTTCTTCAAGCGTGCATTCCAGGAACTCGCGGCACGAGCCATCCATGTCTGCAAGAAAACCGCGCGGAAAGTTGTGTGGCTGAACGCCTTTGCCGGACCAACGCCCTGTGCCCGCGCCGTGGTACATCATCATGTCACGGATGCGATGGTCGTCTGGATCGGAGCGGTCAAGCATTGCCTGGTATTTCTTGATGCTCGTACGGTTTACGGCGCGCACGATACCAATGACAGCTTCAGCTGTTGTGCCTTTCACTGATGGATCCAGTAGCAAGCGGTCAAGGATAGGTGCACCCGTGCCTTCAATCTCTTGCCTGACTTTTACCTTAGGAGCCTTATTGCCAGGAAAAATTTCATCCTCTAGAAACGTTTTGATCTTGGCGCGCTGCGTTCCTTTTTGCAGTTGCCCATGGGTTATTTGCCCCAGCTCAGCATTCAGCTGGTCAGTCATTGCTGTGCTGATCTCAATTGCTTTGTGCGCCAGGTTGTGATCGCAGTAGAATCCTCGGAGGTTCATGCGCTGATCCATCTGCCACAGTTCCAGTTCGCGCGGTGGCAAGTCGTCAAGCGATTCGCTTAATGAATGTTCCGCAGACACGTCTTGCTCACAATACGCCCACAAGATGCGCAAGTCTGCAGGATCTTCATGCCACTCACGATCAGGATCCGAGCGAATACCCTTGGCAGGTTTGCACAGCTTCATCATGACAGCTTTGCCGTCAGAATCTTTCTTGTTGCCAGGACACATCTCCTCGCTCGCCCGTTGTAGGTCGCGAGGCAGGGCATGCATAGATGCTTTAGCTGCTGAGCAACGCCATTGCGATTCATCAACTGTTGGCCACCCGTACCGCTTGACGCAGATGTTGCCCCAGATGCAGCGCTCAAAGAATACGTTGTGGCCTTCAACCGGGTGGCCTTCGGCAATCAGTTCAAATAACCTGGTTGGAAGTTCCGTCTCGTGAAGATCCTGGATGTCAACTTTGTACTGGTTGATAAGTTCCTGGTAGTGATCCTTGCGATCCTGCTTCTTGGCTTTGTCGCGCAGGCCTTCAGCGCGAGTAACCATCTCGCCAAGTTTCCGAATCATGCGCGGATGGCCCATGTGCCAGTGACCTTTTTCTTTCTTGAACTGCCAGTTCAAGCACATGACATCTGTGGATTCATGGACGGAGTAGTTCCAGGTCCCGACTGCAAGCAGATCCGCCTTGGACCTGGTTTCAAAGTCAATCGTGATCTTCTCTTCATTCTTACGCACGCTTCACTTCCTTGCCGCAGCGACGGCACAGGGTAGTCTTGAAATCCTGGACGGGATAGCCGCGCCCGTTGTCAAGGCACCTGCAGTGCTTGCCAAAGATGCGATCGTAATTTTGCTCGTACTTTGCTTTGTCCACTGGCCGTGGCGTGTCGCCTTTACCACTCATAGCTGATCCTATAGAATTTATGTTCTTGGATTTGGGTCACGAAGTCATACTCCAGTGACCAGTAAGGAGAGACGTACTCCGCATGGTAATGCGTGACGCCTTCAAGCTCAACATGACCGGAGCCGGCTAACGCTGCTGACGCAACTAGTCGGGCTGTGTTCCATGCGGGTAGGTCTTTCGGGATGTCAGACTCGCCGTCTGAATACCAGGAGAATTGTTTATGCTGATAAACGACAGCGCAAACATCGTCAGGATACTTTTTGGAGGCCACGCGATTGAGTGTGACTTGCGCGACGGCCAGTTGTCCTGCAAGATCCTGGCCACGAGCTTCCCAATAAATGTTGAGCGCCATGCAAACTAATGCTGTACTAATAATCATGATGCAGCTCCTTAAGATCTGTAGGCCAAACGTATTGTAGCTTGCCGTCAGCGCCAGGGCCTTGTGGTTGTTCCGTCCAACTAAACTGGCCATACCAGTCAGCGTCCTTGTAAAGTAAGGCAGCACGGTGCGTTGAATGGATCCGCTCATCTCCCCACCACAAAGGCAGCTCGTGAGATTCTTGCGTTGCTTGGTCTGCAACAGCAGTCCAGTAGTCATGCCACTTACTGTGGATCTCAGGACGACACCAACCATTGCGGCCGACGTGATGAATGAGTGCAATGTTGTACGACGCAAAAGCGCCTACGTGACCAGCGAATAACTGGTGGGCAGGATGATGTGGCCACTTGCCACGAAGCAGAGTGACGGACTCGCGCCAGCACTGATTGCCGGCACGCGACTTGTCAAGCGTTTCAACTGATGCAGCAAGGCTGCTTGCTACGGGTACGAATACTTGCATGACTTTCTCCTTTATATGATAATTATAACAAAGAACAAAGGGCCCGAAGGCCCCTTATTCCCATCAATTTCCGAAGGCTATTCAACAACAACCCGCAGCGCCTGGAGCTTGGGTAGCAGCTCCTCAGCAGTGATAGTCACATCGGCTGACTCGCCGTCAGGCGTACTACCCAGCACGACACCGTTGCCCATCAAGGGCTGCGGGTAGTCAACGAACTGGAAGGCTCCAAACTTCTCAGCGACTCCAGAGTACATGCCCATGTCGTCAATAAAGATACAGTCTCCGTTGCCGATGTTGACAGTTGTGAAGATGTCACAACCAATTGCCGGCGCGATGTCATGCCAGTCGTTTATCTCAATCTCAGTCACGAGCTTAGCGCTGAAGGGCGCTATCAGTAATGCTTTCATACTTCTCTCCTTTTACCAGGTTTTGTATTCAGTTACACGAGCAGGATACAGGACAGGCGTACCATGCTCATCAACACCATCATTGCAAGATGCAAGTGCATCCTCAATCCAGCGGATGCCGGCCATAAGACGAGGCATTGCAAAGTGGCCAATGTCGTCTTGATGAACTGCAAAGAAAATGTCTAAGCGGCCACCAGTACCGTTCTCGCCAGGTATCGGATTCGTCAGAATCACTTCCAGGAACTGTACCCGAGTGTTGAACTCAGTCTTGAAGAACTCGACAAACTGGTCGAGCTCATCGCGGCCGATGACTGTTCCAGGCCAAACGCATACTTGTGAATAGTTTTCTTTCCGTTCAATATTCATGTTATTTCCTTAGGATCTTTAAAGGTTGGTGGTGTCCACAGCTCAACTTTGCGATACTCAGCTGCTGCTGCTCGCGCTTCAGCTACGAAGTCTGCTCGGGTCAACAGGGGCTGGCCTGTTCCCGCTTGCTTCCGCTTGAGTGCGGCATTGAAGTCTAGGATATTAGACATTGTATTTCTCCGGATTGGCTGCAAGGCGGCGATCAGCTTCACTGAGAGATGCCTCGAAGTTACCTTTGAACTTAGTATCCTCGAGAACCTCTTTGAAGGCTCGCACATGAGGCGCTTCGCATTCGTGCGCATCAAAACCGTGGTGACTGCTGAATGTGCTTTTACATGCTTTACATTGGACTTTCATTATGGTGCTCCTTATACAAAAAGAATTATGATGGCAATAACAACTTCCAGTGCAGCAAAGATGCCAACTATGATTTCAGGCAGCTTTGAATCAGGTGCTGCTTGCTCGAAGAATATTGATGAGTCTTGCATTATATTTTCCTTATTTCCAACAATCAATTTCGTCGCCGCAACATGCGTCTTCGAAAACATAAACAGGTGATCCGTCAATTTTGTGAGGGACTATGTGTACGATCGTCACGAGCTCTGCACCATTGTTTGGGTGCATGCTGCAGTAGACAGTCTCGCCAACTTTATATTTTGGCTTACTCATCTTAGTAGCCAAACACGCGGCGAGCTGTCACAACGACTGTCACTGTGATAACTGCTAGAATCAAAATACTCATTTCGTGCTCCTTATGTATTAAGCTGTTTGCTCAATCGATAAGTAATTATAGCCCAGCAGCCCCTTAAAGTACAATAATAAGGGGCTTTTTTGCTGCCCGAAAGCCTTGCGCAGCATGCCTTTCAGACTTTATTGCCAAACTGTGAACTGCGTCACAGTTTGCCTGAATGCCCGTAAGTGCCTGATATTCAAGGGATTATATACCCCTTATTACTGTACTTTGAACTGCGCTGGGCGTATAATTACTTATCGATTGAGCAGACGCTCATATATAAAGGAGCACGAAATGTTGATGACAGCAATAATTCCAGATCCATACGGTCCGGGTTTCCGCCAGGAAGTTTATGGCTCGAATCCTGAAAGTCTCGCAAGAGCAGTCCGCGAGTTCATCACTGAGAGGGACTACGGCGCTTCAGACATTGGTTCACAGTTTAATGTGTATGTTGATGGCAAGCAAACTGGCCTAATGAGTTTCAATGGCAAGTATGAGGAGACAGCATGAAATACTTAGAAGACTTCAAACGCATCGGCCCAAAACCTGGCGGAACAGTTCCAGGTTGGGTTGCTCGCCATAAGCATGGCAGCAAGTGGATTATAAAATTCCCTGAGCACGATATCACGGCGCACAACGAGGTGCTAGCAGGCAAGCTCTACGCTGCTGCAGGTGTCCGCGTTCCTCGCCTTGAGCTCATCAAGTATGAAGGCAGCAATGGCGTGGAGCGGTATGGTGTTGGCTCTAAGTTTGACTCCAACCTTGAGCATTGTCGTCTTGACAACCAGTTGACTGGTTTGATGGAAGGCTTTCTTGTAGATGCTTGGCTTGCTAACTGGGATGTTATTGGTTTGGAATACGATAATGTAATGCGTGACGAGGATGGACATGCCGTTCGTGTTGATCTTGGTGGCTCTATATTGTTTCGTGCGCAAGGCGCTCCCAAGGGCAAGCTGTTCGGTCCTGAGCCTTTGGAAGTCATGACGCTGCTGAACAAGGATATCAATCCTCAGAGCGCCAAGGTCTTCCGTGAGTTTCGCGAGGAAGATATCACAGCTGGTATGAAGTGCTTGAACGCCGTGGAGGACAAGCAAGTGCGGGAACTGGTTGCTGAGTGTATGCTGCCTGAAAAGGTTGCCAACGTTCTACTACAACGTAAGGAGAAGATAACAGCTATGCGAGGCCCTAAGGTTACAACCCATTAAGAGGAGGTGATCCCTTCTGAAGTAAGAAAGCCCGCGCAGGAATGTGCGGGCTTTTTTTATAGCTGACGAATCTTGAACTGTTTCCAGATCCTACTCCGACGGCACATCGTTCTTGGCTAGATGCATGATGGTCAAGCGCCCATCTTCTGGAGGGAACATCGTTCTTGGCTAGATGCATGATGGTCAAGCGCTTATCTTCTTGAGGGAACAATTGCTCAAGGAGGTTCCATCCGCCCCATACAAATTCGGGGAAGAACTGGTCACAGGTCCCGCCAGGCAGGTTGGCATTGATCCTCGTCAGCCACATGTGAGTAGCATGCGGCATCGCGCGGCGGTAGATCTGAGCGCCACCAATAACGTGGATCTCAGGAGCATCTATGGAGTCCAGGAGTTCTTTCATGGTTGGACTGCCAGGCTCATTTTCACGTGGCGCAATGATTGTCTCGCGGCCATCAAGGTAGGGCATCGTCAAGAAAGTCCGATAGCCAACCACGCAAGGCTTACCCATCGTGACATTGCGGAAGTGCTGCATGTCTGCTGGCGAGGACCAGGGGATCCGGCCTTTGGCAGCAATGCCATTGTCGCCATAGTTGATCGCTGCTGTTAAATAGATGCGCTTCATGACTTCAGCTGCTTGAGTATAGCATTCATGCTGCGTGCCTGTTTGATAGCATCATGATCCGCACGGTGATCTACTAGATCCGAATCGTCTGTGTTGCTCTTGATGTGCGGGAATTCGCGCCAGATGGTACGACAGCAACGCTCCTGGCGGAAGTGCCACGGGACACTGACACTTGTCTGCTTGTAACCATTCTGCAGGATGCTCAAATCAAACTGCGGAGGGTTGGCCCAGATTCCGGGGGTGCCTGAGTAATGGCGCTTGAAGCCAGTCAGGTAGAGCCAGTCATTGAACTGTTTCAGTGCCAACTCCAGGTTGTTGACCTGGTTCATCTTCAAAGAATCCTGGGCTGCTTGGCTTTGCTCGCCCCACCACTTGACTGTGTTGGCGTCGATCGTGAACCCGTCGCGCCCGAGATAGAAGTTAGGATCAATGCTGACTAGGAAAGTGCTTTCCTCGTCAAATGTACACGCACCTATCTGGATGATAGGTGCATCATGACCTGTTGCTAGTGTTTCAATATCAACCATGATTGACTTATGCATAACGCTAAACTCCAAAAAGAATTTGCCTCGCTCCGTCTCCTGCGTTTAACTCGACTTAGGGAGAAACTTCTCGACAAATTTAATTAACCGCAATAGCTTTTTCAACGGGAAACGGTTACTCTATACACCACCGCAAATTCTAAGCTTGCTGCTGTTGCTTCTTAATAGCCTCACGACGTTGGAAAGCTTGGACCGCACCAACCAGTGGCGCTGGCAACAAGCCCAGTACCTCAGCCGGCACATTCTGCATCTGCAGCAATGCGACTGGCGCTTCAATCCAGGTTTGAGTTGCCCCGTCAGTGTACGGCGCACCCATCACAGTGTTCAGGTATGACTGCTCATTGCAGCTGGCAAACTTCTGCACGGTCTCAGGCACAACTAAGGTGTCGCTGTTGAGTAGATCTTCCAGGTCCTTGTCTAGTGTGCCGAGTGAGCGGCCGTCCAGGCGTTGCTCGCGATCAGCGAGCGGAAGTAAAATTGTTTGCATGCCAATTCCTTTATCAAGCGAAAAAGTGGCCCGACGCAAGAAGGATCTTGCGCCGGACCGTGGTAAGTGCAGGATGGGCCAACACTCACCGGTTGTTGCTTCGACGGGGGAGAGATCAAGCGCCAGCAGGGGAAGCAGCGCGAAAAACCCGTGTCAGCAAACGAGTTGCCTAGATGTTACTCTAAGCCTGAAGCGTCGTCGTCGTCTTCCTCGCCGAGGTCTGCAAAGTCGTCAGCAGCAGACTTGCGGTTATCAAGCCGCTCGCCGTCCTTAGACTTCATCAGACTCATCAGCCCAATTGCGACACCTTTAGACACATTGTCGTAGCCGTAGGCATTGACAGTGGCACGGGCGTAGCAGCCGGGATAGAAGTCTTCTTGATCTTCAACGTTTGAGATGCGATCGACGTCAAGGATTTGAGGCTTATACTTGGTTGACAGAGTGCAAAACACTTTGCCTGTACCAAAGCCGTCCATCTTGCCTTTTTCTTCGCCATCACGCATCGGCTTTTTGAAGTTTGCAGGCAGTTTGTCAATCGTCTTGCCAAACTGATCTTTGGCAGCAAAGTCAACCAACTTGTTGAGTTCAGCCCAGCGCTTTTTGTCTGCTGCCGAAAAATTCTCCGGATCAAACACTGCTACAACTGAAAACTTCGGTGGACCACCCTGGTAGGTGCTTGGTTCAAACACCTGAGGGAATGAAACCCGAAAAATCGGGGTAATAAGTTTCTCGCTAGCCATTGTTCTATACTCCTATATACTGATTAAATGGAATGGCTTCCTATTCCCCTGAACGTCAGGGGACGAACATCATAACACAATTATTCGTCTTCAACACCAGCAAAATCAGACGCTGCGGTCAACAATGCTGCTGGACGTTTATCGCTGGCATGCGCAACAGTCAAGCCGCCTTCAGGTTTGAATGTCAGCAGAGCAACCGCAGCTTTCGCCTTAGGTCCCAGCTTCTCAACCTGTGTCAACGTCTTGGGCTTGTAGACAACTAGATCAGCCTTCTTGCACTCGCCGCGGGTCTGCTTCATCAGTTCTTTGATGAGCTTTTCCTCAGTCAAGTCCGTGGTGTATTTGCGATTCGCACGCTTACGCACCAGCTTATAGTTCTCAACTTCCTGGCCCGCTTCGAGACGACGCAGCACCTCACCATTCACGGACTTCAACCAGGAGTCAATCATAGGCACCCAGGCCATCGCACGTGACAATTCCTCACTGGTGGTTGGCATTGGCAGTTCCAGCTTTTCGTCGGGGATTTCGCTGAAGTCAGCCTTAGCAACTGAGAAGGCTTTGGTCCGTACGACATCGCACCTTGATGCTGCCGTGCACCACTTGCACCAGTCGCCTGCTACACGAATTGCATCTTCGTCTTCAGTGAGCTGAGCAGCCTTGCGCAGTTCATTCTCAGCCCATGCTTTGAGTTCTTTGATGTCGATCTCATGCGTCTGCACATCATCAACTTCGCCGCAGCGAGGTTGTACGATCGCAAGCAGTACCTTCTCATGAGTCCATCCGGCATCGTGCGCAGCACCCGCGGCGTAGTACATCGCCTGAGTGTTAGGCTTCATGTTGCCGTTAGCATCAGGCTCCAGGATCCGAACCGGTACGCCGCGACCATGTTTGTAGTCGGCGACAATCAGCAATCCGAACTCTTCGCTGACTGTAACATCCGCAGTGCCGAACATCCCAGGGTGTACCCAGCTTAAATCATAACTCTCTTCAAGCATGAGACCTGGGTTGTCAAGGGCTTCGAGCTGGTTGCGCGTCCAATCAAGAAAGACTTGGACTGCGTAGGTCATATCTACGTCAACTTCGAAGATGTCGTACGCATCACTGATCTCAACGCCGCTGTCAGCTGGAATCATGATTGGATCAGGATGGTCAGACTCATCGAGCGGAATGCCAATACGCCAACCATGCATGATGTGACCATCAATACCTTCACGCAGACAGAACTCAGCAACAGCATGTGCCGCTGTGCCTTCGCGTGCAGCAGGATTAGAACCAGGCCGCTCACTGTGTGGAATAGCATCTTCCGCAGCGATTGATCCTGGACAGTTGATCCACCTCTTTGAGCCTGAGGCATTAAGGCGTGCATGCTTACCCATTTAATTGCTCCAAGGCTTCAGCCAGTTGGGGTTTTTTGAGTTCAGACGCGCGAGTCACGCCGAACCCGTCAAGGACAGCAACAGCTTCATCCCGCCCATGTTTCTTGACGTAGGCACGCAAGGCCTTGACGACATCTTCCTGGGTTACTTTACCGTCAGCAGCAGGTGCATCGCCTTGGAGCAGTACATTGTTCTCCTCAATGTTTTCTATAACTGCACCAACCAGATCTGCAACCTCAACACCTTTATACTGAGGTTCATCGTAGTGACCTGCGAGGAACTCAGCCATCTGGCTGAGTACAGCTTCAAGGCTGTCGCCTTTTATGGTTACTTCAATCATTGCTCTCTCCTTTATGTTTGAGCATTTATAAAAAGGTGCTAGTCGCGCTTAAGTGTAGATATGCGTTTCAGCAGTCGGCCAGGTATCTCCCAACCCGTCGCTTCAACAGGAGACCTAAGCCACTAGCTGTCTGCGGTTTACTAATGAGGGTATATATTCACGATCACTCGTTGCCGGAACCCGTCCCTGTTGGGCACTCACAGACTAATCCCACAGGTCCTACTCCGACAGCGCTTATGATAGCTGAGCAGCTGCCCCTTGTATGCCAACAATTCACAAATGATGGCCCACCTGAAAATTTGACGGTGTACGAAAGCCTTGCCACACATATAATGTTGTATTGTTGTATTTCCCCGCACATTTATAGATGAATAGGAACTTAGTATGTCTATCAAGAAATCTTCCAACATACCTGTTGTAGAACCTATGCTGCCATTGCTTTCGGTGCCAGGCTGCGAGCTCATCCCTCTGCAGAATGCATATTCCTATAACAAGAATGGCAAGTACGATGGCAAAAGGCCACTGCACAACGACTGGCGCCACGAACGCGCGCTGACTGAATCAACACTTAGGACCTGGGTCGAGCTGGGCCATAACATTGGCAACCGGACTGGACGCGAACTGCTGATTATTGACGTCGACCCGAAGAACTTCCCGCTTGAAGGTGAGCTGGACAGGCATGGCAAGGTACTGCATCCGCGCCCTGACCAATTACTAGAAGAGAAGTTTGGCTTCAAGCGCGAAAAGTTCCCGATGGTGCTGACTGGCTCCAGGTTTCCACACCTGGATATCAATACAGGGCAGCACATCTATATGCACATCCCCAAACACCTGGTTGGTGACGATCAGAAACTCCACCGCGCACTTGAGGGCTACAAAGGTATTGACTTCAAATGGTTTGGTGGCCAGGTTGTTATCCCTGGTTCGGTCAACGGCTCTATAAATAAGGGTACGTACTACGAATGGGAAAACATGAGCCACCCCGACATCCGGGACGGTGTGCCTGATGCTCCTGCGGCATTGATTGAAGCGCTGCTTGTCAAGAAAAGCCACACCTCCGTCGCACTCGGGTCACAACTAGTAACGCCTGAGCAGCTGGAGAAAACGCTATCAACCATGACAGTTGAGGACTTTCGTGAGCATGAGGTTTGGGTGGAGTTCATGATGGCGTGCCATGCTGCTACTCAAGCCGAAGGTATGGATGAGTTCATCAATTGGTCTACATCAGATCCGCTGTACGCCCACGTCGGTGACGGTATTGCTTACCGCTGGCAAACATTTGATGCCAACCTGGAAGGTGGCATCACTGCGGCATCGTTCAGGCACCTCGTCAACAAGCATCATGGCATCGTTTCCGCCGTAGGCGACTTTGATGGGCTCAGTGCTAAAGAAATGGAACAGATCCAGGCTGACGCTGAGGACGCGAAGCAGAAGAAAGAAGCCCGCAAAATGGAGGGTGGTTTGCTCCAACCAGAACCGAATATAAGTAGCGGGAAAATGCTGGACACACAGACTAATGCTATGCTTGTCATGACGCGCGTGGTGCCAGATTACCATTGGAAAGTTCGATATAACACTTTCCTTAAACGCCTGGAGATCACAGCGCCTGACTTGATTGCTGGTGAATGCCCTGACGGCTTGTGGGATCCAGATCGGTATCCGTACGTAAATGCTGAGTTACTGGATGACGTCCTGTGGATCTTCATACAGTCTGAATGCCGGCGTCGTGAGATCCCACTCAAGTCTGGCATCAGCGCTTCCAACATTGCCTTCGCATTGAATGTTATTGGCAAGCGCCATGAGTACAATCCGCTGGTTGAATACCTCGATGCTCTTACGTGGGACGGCAAGGAGCGGATTGATAACTGGTTGACAGATCGTCTTGGTGGTCCTGACACTGAGCTGACAAAGGCAACGTCCGCTCTGCTGTTCCAAGCCTTGGTTTCCCGGGCGTATGTTCCTGGCACCAAGTACGACATGCTGATTGTTTTAGAGGGTAAGCAAGGCACCAGGAAGTCCACAGCCCTCAAAGCTCTGTGCCCTAAAGAAGACTGGTTCACAGATCACGCCTTTGAGTTTGGAGGCCGCGGTAACCCTGCTGATGCTATCATGCCCTTCCTTGGGAAGTGGCTGCATGAGTTCCCTGAGATTAGCACACTAACCCCTTCAACAATGACTAAAGCAAAGGCCATGCTGTCGAAGCCAATGGATAGTTTCCGCCGGCCCTACGGCAAGGGATTTGAAGATGCCCCGCGTGGTTTTGTGTCGATCGGCACAACAAATGACTCGGTGTATTTGGCTGATATGACGGGCAACAGGAGGTTCCTGCCAGTGCGCCTGGACGACCGGTTTATTGATACCGAACAGATCATACTGGAACGTAACCAGCTGTTTGCTGAAGCCGTTGCCCGCTATAAATTGAACCCTGATGCTGAGGTAATACTGCCCGAGAAGTTCTGGAAAGATGCTGCCAAAGAGGCAGATCTCCGTCAGGCGGATCATCCTTGGGCTGATAAATTGTGGCCTCTTTTACAGGATCGGACTCGCGTTGCCAGCACAGAATTGTTTGGCATGGTGGGCATCAAAGGACACCAAGGCAGTCACGAGACTAAGATCCTGGCGTCCATCATGAGTGCCTTGGGCTGGTCTCATAAGAAGGCGTTGAGGATCCCTGAGGAAGAGCTGCAAGGCGGCAATGCTGTGAAGGGGAAAGTCTACTCAGGCTACGAGCGGAATGACGTCTCGGAGCTCACAAAAGACTTGGAATAGCGTTGTAATGGCAGACAACAAGGCAACAACATTTGGCTGTCTTTCGAGGGGTGAATTTTTTGAGGGGGTGAGCCTAAGGTCACATGAAATACAACAGTAGTACGTTATTTAGTTTTGATACTACGCCGAAAGGTATATATAGCAAAGAATGTAGTAAATGTAGTAAATGTTGTATTTAATTATATAAAGTTTTCATATAGCCTATATTAGGGCATATAGGCTATATGGTAGAAAGTGTTGCGCGCTAAATACAACATTTGATTTCCTGGTTTGAATAGCCTGACCGGCAAGGCTTTTAGGGGCGTTTCCTTTAAGGGGCAAACAGGGTATAATAGAGGGTAACCAAAAATTGGTACCAACAGCAAAACGAACGATTGCGCGTGTGCGCGAGAATAGAGGAGAGAGAGATCGATGGCAGACAACAACAAATGCGTCAAACAGTTTCCCCACATTTGGGAAGACTTCGATGAGACCCGTACCCACATCATCAAGCGCTGTGCGGTTTGCAGGGGAAAACAATGGAAGCACCGGCAGGGTGTCGCTGCGCCAACCAAGAAGAAATAGAGGAGAGAGACTATGTGGGTAATGTTGAACGACGCCTGGTTGTCCATTGTGGCATCCAGGGACGACGAGGAGATGCTGCTGGTACGTAGCCGGCAGCGCGAATCGATAGAGAGGGTGTTCGGCGTGATCGAGAGTATTGATCGCGCGGCTGATTACCACTACAGGGCGTTCATCTCGCGGGATACAGTTGCCGGCGTGATGGCGCGCGAGGTCGGGCGGATCAGCTACGACAACTTCAAGAACTCCGTGGATGATCCTGTCCTGCATTCCGCCTACTCGCGGGTGTGGCAGGTTGGCTATGGACTTCAGTGGGACCAGTACAATGAGGGGCGGCAACGGAGGCTTCCCCATGCTATAGTCAACCCATCTATTGATGCGGACGACGAGGATTGCTGCGCTTGGTGCCAGGAAGACATAGACGAATCCTTCCACGCACCCGAGCCTGGCCAGCCTTTCGACGTCTGCGAAACATGTTGGAGTGATAATGGCAAAGACGTCCTCAACGGGTGGTACCGCGAGCAAGAGCAAAGCGCTTGCGGCCAAGAACCAGGCAGCGAAGACTAAAGCTGCTGAGAAGCGAGCCAAGCGCGAGGTCCAGCCTGCGCACCTGGCTAGAGCCATGGAACAGTCGGCCAGCATCCTCGGGGATGTTGGCCTGACTGACTATGCTGGGCCCAGATCTGGGCTCCCGGCCCGGAAGCTCAAATTCCTGGAAGCCATGGCCCTGACTGGCAACGTCAGCGCGGCTGCTTTTGCTGCTGGGTGGTGCAACCGCGGCTCGGCCTACCAACATCGCAAGGAGGATCCTGGCTTCGCTGCGTTGTGGGAAGATGCCAAGGCTATCTTTTGTGACATGCTCGAGAGCGCAGCGTCGGAGCGCGCGATGGGCTGGAACGAGCCCATCTTCAACAAGGATGGCGAACAGGTTGGCACCAAGCGCGTCTATTCCGACAAGATGATGGAGATGCTGCTCAAGGCGAACCGTCCTGCCAAGTTCCGCGAGAAGTTCGAGCACGAAGTCACCCACGGTGGTGGCGTTATTGTTATACCGCAGCCACTCAGCCAGGACGAGTTCGAGAAGGTCGCACTGGAACAGCAGCGCCGGCACCGCGAGGCAATAGACCACAATGGCTGATGACAATGTAGTCAAGCTGCACCATTCCCATATCGACGAAGCGATCAAGCGCCTGGAAGAGCTCCGTGCCCAACAAGGTCTGAAGCAGATCCTGATCCTCGGCATTACGGATGACGAGGGCTCGATCCAATTGATGGCACACGACAATGACCCCAGGCCACACCAGCTACTCGGCCTGATGAGTGACGCCAAGGCCGGCCTGATCGATTGGCTGCGTGGCTGGGAGCTCCACGACGATGCTTAATCCTGCGCACAGCGATGCGCTCTACGACGACGCGGACGCTGCGATCGCAGCCCAGGTCAATCCATACCACAATGTTCCGGCTCTCAAAGACTTACCGCCAGGGCTGCACGTCTCCTGGACGCCCCAACCTGGCAGCCAGGAATTGTTCCTGCAGTGCCCAGTATTTGAGACCCTGTACGAAGGCACCCGTGGCCCGGGTAAAACTGACGGGCTGCTCATGGATTTCGCTCAGCACACAGGCCAGGGTTACGGCGAGGCCTGGCGTGGCATCCTGTTCCGGCAAACCTACAAGCAACTCCAGGACGTAATTGCCAAGAGCAAGAAGGTCTTCAACCAGATGCCAACCGCGGTCAGGCCTACGTACAACAAGGTCGACACGACCTGGACGTTTCCTGATGGCGAACAGCTCATGCTGCGCCACATGAAAGATCCAGATGATTACTGGAACTATCACGGCCACGAGTATCCCTGGATCGGCTGGGAAGAGCTGACATCCTG